CGAGAAATCAAGAAACGGGTTGTGGCACAACCCCCTGTGGTAACGTAGGTTCCCCTGGTCAGATGACCAGGTCTGTAAGTAAGCGAGATGAGAGAGGTAGAGTAGAAAACAAGAAAACCAATAAAAAGGAGAAAACGGCCTTCGGGTCAAAGAAAAAGAATAAAGCGGGTGGTAGTAGGGAGAGAGTGGGAGAAGGGGTGGGTGTCACCAAACAGACAGCCTTTATGGACGCGTTCGACGTGCTCTACGATGTATACCGTCTCTTCAACATAGTCCAGGCTAAGGGTCCCCAGAGTGGGGTCCTCAGAGCCAAGACCGTGAAGATTTGGACGAGAATATCGAAAGACGCTTCGTGGGACAAGTTCATAAAGTATAAGCTGGCCGCCTTTATGGCATTCCATACCGACCAAGAGGTCCTGCCTCCTGTCCCGAGTGGGATGGAGGAAGGCGTAGACAAACCGGGAGTTCTACTCCCCGGTTATGCAGCGATTAGCTGCAGAAAGTTTCTACGTTTAAACTGGATTGGAAGGAGGAAAGGCCGGCTCGCGACTGATGCACAAGCAGAGGCCGCACAAGAGTTTCTCAATAGTGTCTTGAACTCAAAGAAAGGAATGGTCCGAATGGACACGGAGGCCAAGGAAGCAGCCGTCAAGAAGACGGTTGTAGAATTGACCACGGGTCGCGTGGTGCCGAAGGACGAAAGCCTGATACGTTGGGGAGATATCCCCAGCGAGGCTGACTTCGCGATCGACCTAACGCGTGCTTCCTTAAAGCAGCAAATTCAGCGAACCGTGCGTGAGATCTTCAAAAAGAAGATGACGCGCGAGGATCGCATGAAGATGATGTTTCCGAGCACAAGTTCGAACTACAACATGACCAGCGGTAACGCCGGTACGGTTGGGTTCCTTTTAGAAGAGTCAGAGCTCCTCCAGAAATTTCGGAGGCCCGGCGGCTATCTCTCCTATAAGGAGAAGACGGCCCGGACCTACGATCTTTCACCAGAGGAGCTGAAACAAGACATTTGGAGTGACACTGTGAGGGTTGATGAGGGTAATGAGGTAGACTTAGAAGAAGAAGACGAGCACTTATGTGTGCAGAACGACGAAGAGCTGTTGAAGGTGTACGCCCAGTTTATGGACGAGGCACTCGACGCGGCGGACAAGGAGCTTCCACTTGTGAGCCCTGTGGGACTACTCGAACCACTGAAGGTAAGAGTAATCTCTAAGGGCCCCCCCATACTATATATGGTAATGAGGGCAATCTGGAAGAAGATGCACAGCACAATGAGGGCGCGGAAGCCCTTCAAGTTGATCGGGCAACCCGACAACGCGGAAACCATGCAGGAACTGCTTGGAATCCCGAAGGGTGATCGCTCATGGTTCTATTCCGGTGATTACCGGGGAGCCACCAATGAGCTAGATCCGTACGCCACAGAATGTGCGGCAGAAGCTGTTTGTGAGGCCCTGGCGCTCACAGACCTGGAAAGGAGACTTCTGTTGAAGTCCCTAACCGGGCACTTGTTTCTCGACATGTCTGGGGTCGAGGATGGCCTTAGCATGACGCCTGAGATTAGAAAGCAACGTTGGGGACAGTTAATGGGTTCGATAACATCGTTCCCGTTCCTATGCATCGTCAATTTCGCTGTAACTCGTTGGGCCATGGAGGTCCACGAGAAGCGTGACATTGCTATGGATAACTGCCCCATTGCGATCAATGGCGACGACGTCGTCTTCCGATCAACGGAGGGTGCCATGGGCACATATGGCAAGGTTGCCAAGTATGCCGGGCTCCACCTGTCGGTTGGGAAGACCTTTGCTCATGAGTACTTCTTCACGATTAACTCGCGTGCCTACAACGTACTGAACACGCCCGAGAAGTATACCGTAAACGGTTACTTCCAGGGTACGTATCGGTCCGGAGTGGTACGGCAGAGACATTATCGGAAGTCGCACTTTGTGAACATGGGGATCATCAGGAACAGGAAGAGGGCGGAGGTTGAAGGGAGTGGCGGTGGAAGTCTAAACGACCTAGTGTCAGAGAGGCTGAACCCCTCACGGCGGGCAAACGATGTTTTACATAGTGCGCCACTGCACATGAGGGAGAGGGTGTACAGAGAGTATATTGACCAGAACAAAGCAGAGTTCAAAAAGACACTGCTGCCATGGTATATACCCAGTTGGCTTGGGGGGCTCGGTTTACCGGCCCCATATGAGTGGACGAGAACGTCCGACCTTGATAGGAAGATTGCGAAAAGCATTCTCCTAAAGTGGAAGGATGAGAACAGTCGGCCCATTGACATGGGAAAGTCAGACACCCCGTGGCAGGTGAGAAGGTTGGTCTCGAAGAGACTACCGACTCCCATAACCACGGAGGACCCTGACGCACCAGGGATCATGGCCTTGCAAAAGGCTACCCTGATCCAGACAATGGACCTACTGTTCGACTCGAACATTCCCCTCACGACCTTATTCAAGGAAGTGAAGAAACGGCCATTAGGGAAGATACTGGCCCACAATCGGAAGCTCTGGAATATTAAATCCACGAGCCTCCATGTGGCTGGAGGTTTATCGGATGCAGTCCTATACGGACCGCAGACGTATGACTCTCTTTCCGTTGTACAACAGTCAGCAATCGGTGACTACCAAGCATATGCACGTGACACGGACCAGAAAGAGTGGAAACTCAAACATGAGAAACCACACTTCACATGGCAGCCAAACTACTCTCGAAAAGAGAGCAGCATCAGCTACCCATGGGCCGGTGTGCCAGCGCGCACATGCAAGGAGATCTCCGAAGGCGTACTGCCTCGACTAGGTCCCTATGGATTCTCTCCAGTTAGACAACCCACTTATTCAGATTAGAAGGAGCTTATTAGATTAGATTAGTTAGGAGCTTATTAGGTACTCTCGGCCATTAGGGTCTCAGACCTTGCTTACAGAACAAACCGAGCACACGTGTGCTCGAGGTCGGCGCTCTCCAGTGGAGAGATATCAGCTTTCGCTAGGTATCTTCTCTACCATCATAGAGTCGCCGAGTCCATA